TGGTAAAGTTTTAACTAAAGTAAGTTGCATTGTAGATGAAACTACCTATGTAGCTCAAGCTTACGCTGAACAAAAATACATTACTAACATCTTCATTAAGAGTGCTTTTGTCAATGAACTTTCGTCTAATAACGAAATAGACTATCCTGTTGATATGCCTGTTACGTCATTTAACCCTATAGGTGTTGTTCAGTATAACGACGGTTCTCAAGTATCTTATCCTATTGACGGCGATAAATTCCGTTTATATGGTTTAGATCAATTCTTAAGTACAATCATTGGACAAAAAGTTCCTTTGGTTTTAAGTTACAGAATGGATAGCAATGAGTCAGCTTTGGCTAGTGTTCAATCTGATAACAATTATGTAACTAGACCTTATAAATTGGTCGTAAGTAGTCCTAATAGAAGCTACAACGTCAAGTTGTTTGTTTACCCTGTATGGTTGGACTCTATTAACGGATACAGCTACAAAGCCTTCCTGATGAATTTGGATAGAAACATTCTATACGAAGTTACTAATGTTTTAAGTATAGCTACTAACTCTCCTGCATTTCATCCTTTAGCTTACGGTATAACACAACGTATAACTTTTACTTTAGATTTAGCTAATGTATCAGGAATTTATAATAATTTCTTACATTCGCAAATTGTAGATATAGTTTTACGCGGACCAGCTAACGATATTAGTGTGGTTAACACATGGGAAGTCGGTTCACAAGTTCCTTCTAATGTTCCTTATTTTGGAACTAATTTAAGAGCTATGCGCGACAACTTGACATTTAACAGAATAACTATTGATAACAATATTGATACTGTTGAACACTTCATATCTAAGTTATACAGAACTACAAGTCCTCTGTATAATGTTACTAACGAATTGGAAGCACCTGATCCAACTCATATAGAAGTTAAGTATCAAGACAAATCAATTACTGTACCGATATCCGATTATAAGAAAGAATTTATTTTCGATGTTGCTATACCTAACTACGCTAATATAGAAGTATTATTTCTTAAAGAAACAATTTCGGGAATGCTCAAGCTTAGTATTGCCTCTTTAACAGTGAGGTAATTATGTTTAAAAGTTTATTAATTTATTTGCTTAAAAAAATATACAGATTTCTTATTTGGAGAACTGTTATATTAGACAAAAATACCATTTGCGTTTACGATAAAATGGTGGCATTTTGTTCTGTAACCATTCCTACAGACAAAGGTCCTTTTACATTTATCTTTAAAGAAGATAGAAGAAAAAGAAAAAGAGCTAAATTAGGTATTTTCTATATTAATAACTACGTTATAGAGTTATGTGTTCCAGAAGGAATAGCTAGCATAGATAAGATAATTGAAAACAAAGTAGTTATAGTTGTTAAAATTATGCTTTTTAAAGTTAACTATAATATCTTAACTGAAGTTCTTACTGATTTGTATTTAGATAACATACTACAATACATAAGAAACAATGAAACATCTGAATCAAAAGCTTAAAATAAAATACTAGACAACCTAGGTACTCCTAGGTTGTCTAGTTATTTCTTTTAATATCTTCTTACTCTTAATCTACGATCTTTATTTATTTCTTCTAACAATTGTTCAACAGAAATAACATTATTAGAAATATTTAATTCACTAGCTACTTTTCTTAATCTTAATTCTAACTGAGCAATTAAAATAGGATTAGTTTCTTCTTTGTAAGAATCTAATAACAAATTAAAATCATTTTCTAATTTATGATATTCTTCTTCTTCAATTTCATTTCCTTTAGAAGAATATTTTTCATCCAGATAAACTTTATTAGATTTTAATAAATTAGATCTATCCATACCGTAAAGATTTAAATTCTTACCAAGTATCAGCATCCAGTAAGAAAGTAAACTAGAAATAACCATATCGTCATTACCACCAACAGGGTGATCTATTCGATTATTTTTAAGTATCAATGAAGAGATTTGTGTTACTAGTTTTTGATCGTACAAACAATAACCAGTATACTTAAGCATACTTATAAGAGTAGTGCTATATAATTCAGACCTAGAAGTAACACCATTACCAGAAGTAGTAAATCCGATATGTTTTTTATATTTAATAAAGACAGAATCATCGTAATATCTAGCATTAACAATTTCTTCATATTCTTTAGTATATTCCTCTTTGTTTTGAAAAATTGTATTATATAAACGAGTAAATGGATTAATTTCATGTGAGATAAGTTTTTGAATCATGTAATCAATCATAGTTATGGCTGAACTACGACGTTCTATAATCATTGTACTATTCTCATATTTAAGTAAGAATGATACAAAGAAATCTGCTAATGTGATTAAGTTAATTTCATTAAAACAAGCAGTGCAGATAACTTCACCATTAGTGTGATCTCTGACAATAAAGGTAATATCGTCTCGACCGACACCGTCAGAAGTATCTACACCTATAACAAAATGATGTCCATTTTTACTACGGAATTCTATTTCATCTGCCGGTATATACCAACGAAGTAAGTAGTTGTAAGGAGCGTAGAATTCTGAAATAGGAATTTCTATTACATGCTTTTTAATGATTTCAATATACTCTTTAGGAATAGGAGATTTATTAGAACCAGATAACCATTGGTTAAACAGATCTCGTTTAATATTCTCAGGAGTAGATATATTTTCTTCAAGTTTCTTTTTCATCCATTCATCGTCGTATCCTAATTGCAAATAACTAAGAGTGATGTTGACGATAGGACGTTTAGCTTGGTTTTTAGTAGCGTTAGAATTCTTGTAAATAGTTTCGTTAAGGTCTTTTAAATCTACACAATCATAGAACAATTCATCGTGAGTAGTAGCCGACATAGCTAAGCTATAAACATAATTACCGTCACGATCATCAATATTACCGGCAGTAGTAGCGAGGATTGTTCCGTAAGGTTTGTTATTAGCTTCAGCCGCTGAACGAGCGGCGTTACCCGACATAAGCATAGCGCCCATAGCAATAGCTATATTGTCAATAAAAGCAGCTTCGTCAATTAAGTTAATAGGAGATGTAAAACCACGACCTACTTTTTCAGCTTGCTTAGGAGAAGCGGAAGACAAAGCACCTTTAAAAGAATTGTTTATTGGTTCTTTTAAGAATATCTCGTCTGTATTAAAAATATCTTTCTTAGTAGAAAAATTAAGATAATTAGGTAGTTCGTCAAATAGATCTTTAGCTTTCTTTAAAGTTTCAGCTTTAAGACCTTCTGATTTAGTAAGAAGATTGATAAGAGTATTAGTAGAACCGAAATTAAGAAGGTAGTCTACTAATTCAACTAGCGTAGTTGTTTTACCGGTCTGGCGAAGAATAACAATCAAGACCATTACATGATTAAAGAAATACCAGTATAAAGCTATGTTACCTCTATTAGCTTGAAACATAGTTGGAACTAAACTACCAGGAACAGGTACTCTAGCAACTTCTCTAATATAATACCAAAAGTTTTCTTGGCATTCATAAAGAACTTTAGCCTTTATTTCTATAGGTAGATTCTCATCTAAAGGATCGATATGTTCTAATTCAGGTTGTAATAAACTCAAATGAAAGGCACAGTTCTTTACACCCATTCGATGGTAGATTTCAGCTAGTCTCAGAAAGGAAGTATTTTTAGTGCTATAATGAATCATAGCGTTTGGATACTTAGTCCAATCAGTCTCAAATAAAATCATAAGTTAGTAACTCCTTATAAACCGCTATATTAATTTTTTAATCAAAATATCAAAATCATAGTGAAATTTAAAAACGATTAGCTATTTTTTGAATTAAAAAAGATATAATACTAGCAAAACTTTGCATAGTAATATCCATCAAAAGGACCAAACATGTTATTACAATACAATGCATTTCTTTTAAAACAAGCTATAAGAAATCCACTTTATCTTATTAACCCTCCAATCGTTACTCAAGATTCAATTGCGTTACCTAGATTTTCAGTTTTACACTATCTGGATATCGAACAGAATAACCATTTTCCTATTAAAGATTTATATTACTTTAACAGTATTCCTAAGAATAAGAAAATTCCAATAATGAGTATATCAGATCTTCTTACTAAAGAAGAGGTAAGTACTCAAGAAAATAAAATGGTTGTTTCGGAAATACGCAAATGGCAGCAAACTAATCTTAAAGATTTTAGATATATAAATCTGAAAGAAACTCCTAACGCTGATAGTAATCTTATTTCTGTTATTAACTATAATTTGCTGAAAGATCTTTATAAGTATAAAACTTCAAGTGTTAGCTTATACTACAAGTTTTATAATCTTAATTATACTTACTGGAATACAGTTAAAAGCATATTGCCTATAGATAAAGATTCGTTTCATTTTACGTCTATGGATATACCTAACAATATACCTAACTTTAACCTAATCAACGTTATTTTGAAGTTTAGTATAAGTAAGTATAGTAGAGTTATTTCTGATCAAAAACTTTTAAGAATTATTGACTTATATAAATGGTTAATAGATGATACTAGAAGTTTAAGTTCAATGAAAGACATCTCTGACGAAGATTCTAAAAGAATTATTATTGAATTAAAATACAAAGGACATAGTTCTTTCTTACCTTTAAGTGTATTGAGATCAATGTCTAAAGATTCTAAAATAGAGTCTACGGTTAAAATTCCTAATTCTAAATTGCAAAGATTATTTATCTTGATGCTTACTAAAATTCAGGATAAAGTTAACACTGTTATAGAAAACGATATTGACGTAAGCGATATTAAGGAAGAAACTCCTGAAGATATAGCTAAAGCTTTACAAGAAGAGAATATAGATAATGACGATGTAACTGAATCTGGTTCTAAACCAGAGTTACTTAAAGTATCTAACATTATAGAACAACCTAAAATTCAAATTAATAGTTTAAATGACTTAGATAAAGATTTAGAAGTGATAGGTTTTGACGGTATATTAGATAAAGAAATTATTAAGTTTGAAACCGATTCAGAAGAAACTGATAAAATATACGAAACTAGTATACTTAAAGTTAACTCAGAATCGGAAATTCGTGAAGAAGCAGTTCCTGTATTTGTTAGTCATTCTGAAGAACAAATAGAACAAATGCTTTCTGATAAAACTCCTGATAACGATTTCCATAGCTTCATCGAAGAATCTTTAAAGTTTAAAACACTTACATCTTCAGAAATTCGTAGTTTGAAAAAAATCAATGAAGGTAGAAAACAACTTAAATCACCTTATCGTAAAGATCTTTTATTAGAAGATTCTAAGGTATTGTTTCCTACAGATCTAGATATCACTGAAGAAGAAATGAGTGTATCTATCGATAACATCGTAGTAGACGATAATCTTAAAAAAGATCCTATCAAAAAACTAGACACTAAGTATATAGAAAAAGTAATAAAGAAAGACATTGTTGCTTGTGTTTCTAATTTAGAAAAATCTAAACTGATCATTAAAGATTATACTGTAGAAGAAAATAGAACTTCTTTAGGTAATTATGAAGTAC